CTAGTTTCGTACAATAGATACCATCACTAGTACCAGAAACATTGATATTGAATGTCTGAGCGATCGGATCCCACCAGCTGCGGTCACCATCAGCAACGGTATGCAGAACTTGACGATCAACAACAGTTTCCTGAGAGAACTGTGGAACAGTCATATTGACATCAGTACCACGCATGGTAATGTCAAGAGGATTACTGGTATATTCGCCATGACCAGAAGTTGTAACAAGGTCAGATTCGGTTGCTGGATTAGCGATGTCACGAAGAACAAAACGCTTGGTGCCAACACGGAATCTCAAACTGTCATCGTCTGGAATGCGGAACTTACCATATACAGTACCAGTGCTGTCAGTAATCAACGCAGCACCCTCAACACCGCTATCTACAAAGCTGGAGTTGGTTGGTGTGCAGTAATCAGAAACCTTTTCTTCGTCAAAGTATGCATATACACGAGTGTTTGGCTTCATACGAACACCAGTGAAACGAACTTCACGAGCACGCATATATTCACGAGTTGAAATATTTTCAATCGTGTTACCGAGAGAAATTGTTTCAGTTACAGAACCAAGCGTTGTCTTGATGCCTTCACGGATTCTTTCTCTACCAGTCTGATTCCATCCACCCCACTGAATCTGACCGCTAGTCAAACCAGTCTGCTGAGCGATTGTCTGGATTGCATCATTGAAACCAGAGAAGTCAAGCTGGATATCTGGGAGTTGAGTAATGTCAGGAGTGTTATCAGCAGCAGGATCAAGGATAACCTGACCACGCCAGTTGAACATCAATTCCTGCACTGGATTACGCATCTTAGATGCATATGGTTGTGTAATAAACGCAGCGTGTGTATAACTCAGTGTTACAAGATCACCAGTCTTGGTGACATTGCTAGAAGCGAAAGAAACATCCTTCGCCAAAGCAATGTCGGAACGAGTAAATGTTGGACGCATTACGCCATCATTCACATCAATCGCTGCACGGTAGTATGGATTCTCGGTGTCACTGTTAACATGTGAACCCATATCATCAACAAAGAAACCATTCTTGAAGCGATCAGTACCAGAATCGTTGAAAATTTGCTTGCCCTTTGTGGCATTCTCCATCAGATTCAGAGTTGAATAGTATTCAAGATTCTTAACACGCTGCTCGACGCCACGAAGATCCTTCATGGTGTAGCGGCGATTGTTTTCCAATGTCAGCTTAACAGAATAATCACCACGCTTATACTGCTTGGCAACATACGGAGAAAGCGATGGGAATGGAGGAATGTCCAGAATACCCAGTGTCATTGAACCAGCAACTTCACTTGGAGTCTGTGGAGTCAGATCTGGAACACCCTTGATTACTTGGAATGAACCACCCTTAGTGATTACAACACGATCTTTGCGAGGCAGATAGAACTGCGCATCGGTCTGGAAGTTTTGATCAGGTGTTGGCATATGTGCGCCATCATTATCAATATCGAATGTTGTGCCAGCAGCTGGGTTAGTTGGCGCAATCGCAGCAGTACCAGTGGTCTTTGGTTCACAAGTATTTGCACGAATTGGACGGAAGTCGATGCAATCACGCAAATCAAACGAACGATCTGTTGTTGGGCTGCGGAATACAGGAATTTCCTGTGTTGTCACTGCAATGGTATTTGCGGTGTTGGCGTTATCTTGTGGATAAGAATCCACAGAAAGATAACCAATACCCTGAGTGCGATCACGACCAAAGTAAGAGAACTTGACAAGCAGACCCTTATTGGTTGCATCAAATGTGCTATCTGCTTTCAACTTGAGGTATGAGGTGTCATACATTGCATCCTTCATACCACTATCAAGTTCGAAGTGAGATGTCACATCAGTGTCAGAACTTGTAACAGAGGTGTTTGTTCCACTGTAAACTGCTTCCAGTTTGAACGCATCAGAAACACCAAGTGCCCATGGACCAGTCTTGCTTGCGCTATGTGAACCAGTATTGATGTGAACATACTTGCTCTTATTGACAGTCTTAGCGGTCTGTGTTGCGCTTGTACGCAGCACATCCATATACACGGAAGCACTGAAGGTAGAAGCAAGATTTGCTTGCTGCAGATTGATTGTCATTGAGCTGGTTGTGGAAGTGATTGTACCATTACCAGAAAGATCAAAGACATAACCCTGCGGGAATGTAGTCTTGTGTGGCAACGAAGCACTGGTACGAGTTACAGCAATTGAGTTCGCAACTTTCAGAGTTGTTGCGTTTGTAACTTCAGTGATTCGTTCGAAGTAAGTGTTACCACCATCAGTAATGGTAATGAAATCACCAACCTGATATGTTGTGTCAAAACTGGTTCCAGAACCAGTGATGCTGTTGCCTGAAATTGTCGTAACAACACCAGTATGCGGCGCAGTAGAAACTGCAGTCTTGGCAACAACAAGGATATTACGCTCATCAACATTAGTCAATGGAGAGCCAGTATCGTTGAACGATTCAGTACCACCAGTGTGAGCAGCGTTTGCAGAAAGAACAACCGTTGCCTGACCCGAAGTATTGAATGTCGCACCTCTTTCAGTGCGAAATACAAACTGATTGTCATTGTTGTTGTCTGCGTCACGCAGAGTCTTAGCGGCTTTCTGACCCAATGGAAATACCATTGTATTCAGATTTGGTTCTTGAATCTTAGCAGTGCCAGTTGCTTCGAGTACGATATCTGCCATTGAATCGTAAGTGCCATTTTCCTGACGGATTGCACGAACATCAGCAAACGAATAACCAGCGTTCATGCTGACATCGAAGATATAAAGACGGAAACGACCATTCCAAGTACCTGGAGTGCCTGAATCCCACTGGAAGCCACGAATGCGAGCAGTACCAATCTGTGTACCTGCTGGAGCCTGAGCACCTAAGTTCTTGCCAGTGATCGCTTGTTGAGCAGTGTTGTATAACTGAATCTGGCGAAGACCCTGGAAATCCCAGCCGCCAACTGCTTCCTGTACATTTACATAGTTGCCGAATGCCTGACCAACAACCAGAGCATCACGAACGATATAATCTGTTGCTTTATCTACATTCAGGAAACGAGATGCCTGTAGTGTAATCTTGTCGCCGTTGACATAACCAGCACCCTTTTCAACTTCGCAAACCAACTTGTTCGCATCACCACCGTCGGCAGTAGTATAACGACCAAGAGAATTGGTTTTCTTCAGGTGCTCACGAATACGGAGATTGAATGGCTGCACGGCAAAGTTGCCATGAGCATCATAGATTCTTTCAGCAACATACTTGCCGATGTCAGAATAAATGGTATCGGTGCTGCGCTGAACAATAGAACCACCTTCAACAACTGCAATTGTGAAGTATGCAGCAGTGTTTGCATAACCGTAATCTTGTACAGTCAGCGTTGGATACAACTTCAAGCGATTAGCACCTGGAGCAGCATAGTTAGTTGCACCAGAAGCGTTATCAAGCAATGAAGAATCTTGGTTAGAGTCAACCAATGTTTCTGTTGTAGTCAACCCAATGTATGCATTAGGCGTTACACTATACTTACCAACGATAATACTCTGTGCAGGAACACGAATGAAGTGTCCCTTATGGTAGCAGATACCATCAGAGATATTTGCCTTCAGCGACTTACCAGTTGCGCTTGAAGTGATTGTGTTTGCAGCAACAATAAACTGGCTGTTTGATGAACGACGGAAGATCAGCGTTTCGTTGTCAGAGAATGCCTTAGCACTATTATTAGAACCAGCATTGGTGTAATGGCAGTAAACTGTAAGATAATCTGGAGCAGCAGCTTCAGAACCTTCCACTGCATGAACCAATTTACCAGTCACGCCAGAGGTTGTGCCAGTAATTGTTACATTGGCAATAACACCGCTCTCAAAGAAATCGCCGAGCAGCAGTACACGGTTGTTTGCGTCTTTATCACGCAACTTGACATAGTTTGTTACATCAGTGATAAGACCACCACCAGTTACGATGGTGCCATCAATCATTACTTCATTGGCAAATCGCTCAACCTGATTCTGCAGGATAGTCTGCAGCTGAGTAAGTTCACGAGCCTGTACAGAGTATCCTGGACGGAACAAAACTCTATGGAAGTTTTTTGTTTCGTCAAAGTCATCATAGTATGGACTCTGATTAAGATTGGTTTCGATTGCCATTACTTATCCCTTAGAAATCTAGAATGATCTTAATGTCTTCAGTTTGCTCTGGATCACGAGTAACTGCTTGAATATGCTCAACAAACAGAATTTCACCTGAGAAGGTGTTTGCCTCTGGACCCTTAATTGCTTCTACAGTTGCGACCTTTGTATCGCTAGTGCTTTCAAGAATTACATCATCTTTAGTGAACGCAGCATAGTCGCTGTAACTTTCGACACTATTTATATAAGCAGTGTAGAAAGATGGATCAGATTGCGACTCATCTTCACGAATATAAACAATGTCGCCATTTGCCGCTTTAACTGCATTTGCAAGAGCAGAAGCCTTTCTTGCAGTAGAACCCAATTCAGTCACAAACTCAAGTGTGCCAAGTTCTGCCCGCAGACGATTGCGTTCGTTGGTGATAATATCACGAACAGCAAGAGGATTCTGAGGATTAGAACCATCCATCTGATTGTAAGAAATTGTCAAGCGAGTTGTCATTCTGAGTGTCTGCGGTGAGTTTGATGTATTAGCAATATGTTCAACCGCAACAAAATTATTATTTGAGTCGCACTTCAATACAGGGTCAGAAAGCAATGAGATTGTTCTGAACTCAGTATTTGATGGAATGTACCCATTACCGTTAGCAGAAACACCTTCAGTACCATTGAACTGGATGTTAAGCATCAGCTTATCTGCATACAATTCACGAACAGGATTTGCGCCATGACCCCCTGTCGGAGAGATGACAACATTAGCAGTTGCACCAGAACCATGAATAGAGTTTGCGGTGATCAATGCTTCAGCACGAGTATAACCAGAACCAACCGCAATTACCTGTACATTAGAAATAGCACCTGTTGCAGTATTAACACGAGCATATGCTTTAGCACCTTGACCATCACCAATGATAGTTACAGTTGGTGATAACAGTGCACGAGAGTCAGTGTTACATGTTGTTGCAAATGCTGTGTTGACGGTGATTGTCTTTGTTGCACCTTCATAGTCAACAATTCTACGAAGCTGACCTGCGCCAGTACCAGACTGAATGTAGATACTTGCGCCATTGTAATAGTTATCAATTGGAGAAGGCGGATTATCACCAGCAGCTGATAGTCTAATGGTATCTCTACCACCTGCCTCAACTACGCAGTTTGCAATGTAGTGATAGCCAGAACCAACATTCACTGTTTCAACAACATGAATCGCACCATTAACCGCAGCATTCTGTACTGCCAACTGACGATCAGATTCTGTTGAGCCATCCCCAGTAATAATGGTCTTGACTGGAATATATGCTGGAGTGAGGAACTTGTTTGCATCACTCAATGAAACGGTGTACATGTACTTCCATGTATAACCATCAGATGTGGTAAATGGAAGAGTGGAGAATCCTGTTGGCTTAACTGTAGATGCAGCACCTTTATTATTGTACAGACACTTGTACACATTGTATTCGTCTGTCAAAACATAATATGCACGATCGTACATATCTTCGTCAGTATCACGCCACATGGAGTACACTGTTCCAGTTGCCCAGTTATATCTTGGAGCAACATGGCTAATATTGCTTGGTGTAACTTTACGACAACCAATCAATTCACGATAGTGTTCGTAGGAAAGATGCTGTTCGTTGTCTGGTGGCAAAGTTGGTGTTGGCTCATTTGGCCATTCTTTATTATGACCGATGCAGACATAAAGAATCTTTGACCTTTTAGTTGAGCGTCCATCTTCGTCGGTAGATGTTCCTGCAACCATAGTTGTCTGATGCAAGAAAGATGCAGCAGCATCAATCGAGAGGTCTTTAGTTGCGTACTTGTAAACTGCCATCAGAAGGTTCCTGTAATATAATAAGCATTTGCACCAGAGAGATTAGTGTTTGCCCAAGCGATCTTAACATTTGCGCTCGTTGCGCTTGATACTATATTTAGCGGAATATTATAGAACTGTCTGTGCGCATATTCAATAATAATCGTGTCATTATTGGCAAATTCAGAGGTGAACGATGTTCCTGTACCAACAAGATCAAACGATCCATTATTGATTGCAATGGAGCCGTTGGAAATTGATTTTCTGGTGTTGTAAGTATTTGCTGAAATATCAAGCGAGGCATTAGACTGCGCACGATACTTCGCAAACAATGCCTGACCTGCTGGGTGAACCAACTCAAGAGCAATGTCACGATAACGAGCCAATGAGATTGGTGAAATAATTTCGTATGAGAATTCTTGATAGTATCTGCTGTCTTGAATATAACCACGAGTTGTGGAAATATGACTGCGTTCAGTAGCATAATAACCTTCTGCATTTGCAACGCCACCAA